GGTCTATGCCCCCATACATAGATGAGTTTGGTAATTCACTTATTAAAGAAGCTTTAATTGCTATACATGCAGAGCGTTTAATATGGAAAAAAGATCTGGAACCTAATAAGTATCAGCTCCGGGTATCTCAGCACCCTATAAATATTGAAGAGGCATTTGCAGCCAGAAAAGAATCTGTATTCCCATTACATCTTATTACTGCTCAGCAAAGAAGAATAGAAGAAAAAACTTATGCTTATGAATTTCTAGACATCTCCCGAGATGCCAATGGAAAGCCCCAAGTTAAAGAAACCCGTAAGCTTCCTATAACTGAATTTCCACTAACTCCAAAAACAGAAGATAAAGAGGGAGTATTAATTGTATGGGAGAGACCTTATAAGGATAATTCTTTCGGAACTTATTATGCATCTATTGACCCAGTATCTGAGGGAAAAACATCCACATCCGATTCTCTATGTGCAATCTATGTATACAAAACTGATGTTGAAGTAGAAAGAATGGAGGGTGGAGAACCTATAGTTGCATTAGAGCGAGGTAAGATAGTAGCTGCCTGGTGTGGTAGATTTGATGATATTAATCAGACACATGAAAGATTAGAACTAATCATTGAGTGGTACAATGCATGGACTGTTGTAGAAAACAACGTATCTTTGTTTATCCGGCATATGATCTCCCAAAAGAAACAAAGATATTTGGTTCCTAAAGATCAGATGATATTCCTTAAGGATCTTGGATCAAACTCAAATGTGTTTCAGGATTATGGATGGAAAAATACCGGTAATCTTTTTAAAGCACATTTATTAAGTTATGCTATTGAGTATTTAAAAGAGGCCCTTGATCATGAAACAAAACCAGATGGAACAATTGTTCATACTACCTATGGAGTGGAAAGAATTCCGGATGCTATGCTTCTCAAGGAGATGGCTGCTTATTACATAGGATTAAACGTAGATAGATTAGTAGCATTTACTGCAATGATTGCCTTTGTAAAAGTGCAGGAATCAAGTAGAGGCCGTAAGAAGAGAATAGAAGAAGATGCTCAAAAATATTTGGATAAGTCCAAAAAAAAGGTTACATTTAGTAAGAGTCCATTTGTACATATGGGTGGAAATAAAATTGAAGGTGCCTTAAAGAATACACATAGATCAGCTTTTAAAAATTTAAAATAAAATACCATGGAAGTATTAAATGCAATGCAGATGAAGGCAGGTGCCAAATCTGATAAAAACAGATTAGGTACCTTAATACAACCAGTTCAATTTTTGCCAAGGGATAAGAAAGATGAGCAATGGTGTGCATGGAATGTGGATTGGTTAGAGTTCCAAGGATTAAAACAGTTGCGTAGCAATGCCCGCAGGTTAATGAAGAACTATAAACTTGCAAAAGGGATCATTGATAAAACAGATTATATTGTTGAAGAAGATAATGAGTATGGTGAATTAATGGATACTCTTACTAAAGAGGACAATTCAGCCCTTGAGTTGAAATTTTATCCAATCATTCCCAATGTAATTAATACCCTAGTTTCTGAATTTGCTAAAAGATCTACCCGTGTATCCTTCCGGGCCATGGATGAATACTCTTACAATGAAATGCTTGCTCAGAAAAATGAACAAGTAAGTCAAGCCTTGTTATTTGATGCTGAGCAACGAGTATTAGTAAAACTTCAGGAAATGGGATTAGATCCTAATAGTCCCGAAGCTCAACAACAATTAGCTCCAGAGAGTTTAAAGTCCTTACCAGAAATTCAGTCTTTCTTCTCCAAAGATTACCGATCAATGGAAGAACAGTGGGCAGAGAGACAGCATGCTGTGGATATAGAAAGATTTGGAATGGAAGAACTTGAGGAGCGAGCTTTCCGTGATTCCTTGATTACAGATAGAGAGTTCTGGCATTACCGTATGCTTGAAGATGATTATGTAGTTGAATTATGGAATCCAGTATTAACCTTCTACCATAAATCTCCGGATGTAAGATACATTGCAGATAGTAATTGGGTCGGTAAAGCTGAGATGATGACAGCTTCCGATGTGGTTGATAAATATGGATGGATGATGACTGAGGAGCAGTTAGAATCTCTTGAGGCTATCTATCCTATCCGTGCTGCTGGATATGCAGTTACTGGTTATCAGAATGATGGTACTTTCTATGATGCTACAAGATCACATGAGTGGAATGTTAATATGCCATCCTTAGGTTGGAGACAATATGCTTCTATGTGGGATAACCTTGGTGCAGGTGGTGATATTGTGAATTGGGTTCTATCTGAATCAGAAGATTATCAGGCAATGGGACAAGCTTATTTACTAAGAGTAACAACAGCTTATTGGAAGACTCAGAGAAGAGTTGGCCACCTTACCAAAGTAGATGACAATGGAAATGTAACCCAGGATGTAGTTGATGAAATATACAAGGTAACTGATAGGCCAATGTATAATACTACATTGATGAAGAATAAAACCAAAGATAACTTAATGTTTGGTGAGCATATAGATTGGATCTGGATTAATCAAACCTATGGTGGGATTAAGATCGGGCCAAATCGTCCAAGTTTTTGGGGTATGCCAAACTCAGGAGGTATCACTCCAATCTACCTAGGAATAAATAGAAATACAATTGGACCATTACCTTTCCAATTCAAAGGTGATGATAGTTTATATGGATGCAAGTTACCTGTAGAAGGGGCTGTATTCTCTGATCGTAACACGCGCTCAACTGCACTGGTTGATTTAATGAAACCATTCCAAATTGGATACAACATAGTTAATAACCAGATCGCGGATATCTTAATTGATGAACTAGGAACAGTCATCCTCCTGGATCAAAATGCATTACCAAGACATTCAATGGGTGAAGATTGGGGTAAGAACAATTTAGCTAAGGCTTATGTAGCTATGAAGAACTTCCAAATGCTTCCATTGGATACATCTATCACTAATACAGAGAATGCTATGAATTTCCAACACTTTACTAAGTTGGATCTTGAGCAATCAAACCGTTTATTGAGCCGTATTAATCTAGCTAAATACTTTAAAGAACAATGCTTTGAGACTATCGGTATTACACCACAAAGATTGGGACAACAATTAAGTCAAACCAATACAGCTACAGGGGTAGAACAATCTGTCACTGCATCCTATGCACAGACCGAAGTGTACTTTATTCAGCATTGTGATTATCTAATGCCAAGAGTACATCAGATGAGGACCAACTTAGCTCAGTACTATCAATCAAATAAACCTTCAGTGAGACTTCAAAGTATCACTACAACTGAGGATAGAAAGAATTTTGAGATCAATGGAACTAAACTTCTTTTGCGTGATCTTAATATCTTCTGTACTACTAAGGCTAATACTAGAAATATCATTGAACAATTAAAAGGATTAGCTTTAGGTAACAATACATCCGGAGCATCTATCTATGATCTTGGTCACATGATTAAATCTGAGACATTAGCTGAAGTGGATAGTGTATTAAAAGATATTGAATCCAAAGCAACAGCACAAAGACAGGAAGAACAACAGGCTGCTACTCGTCAACAGCAGGCAGACATCGAAGCTAAAGCACAGGCGCGTAAAGAGCAAATGGAGTTTGAATCTACTGAGAAAGCTAAGGATAGAAAGGCTGCTATACTTGAGGCAGAAATTAGATCTGCGGGTTATGGAGCCTCAATGGATATCAATAAAAATGCTCAATCAGATTATCTTGATGCATTAGGACAAATTCAGAAGACCGATCAGTTCCAACAGACTATGAATGTTCAACAACAGAAGGTTGATCACCAGGCCAAGACACATGATGATAAGATGGAATTAGCTAGAGAGAAAATGCAGACTGAAAGGGATATTGCTGATAACCAATTAAAGATAGCTCAAACAAATAAAAACCAGTTTGATATTAAAAAAGGAGTACAGAAAAAAGGTAAGAAATAATATACTTAGCTATAAGATCACCAAAATTTGTATTTATATATAAATTTATAAAATTTAAATCTTATTTTTGATTATATTATAATAGCGTATAACCAATAAACCAACAATATCATGGCAGAAGATGCAACAGTAGTTCAACAAGTAGAGGTTGATGATCTCGAAAGTATTTTGGGAGTTCCCGGTGGAGACAATGTAATTGTTCCAGAAGGAGAAAAACAAAATAACATATTTAGTAAGAGTAAAAAAGTAGATACATCGTTCATTGATAAGACTGAAGAAGAGGAAGTAATTCCCCCAGCAGGAGAGACTCCAGAAGCTAAATTAGCTAGAGAAACTGCAGCGGCTACAGCCTCTGCTACTAAGAAAGTTTCATCTGAAGAATTAGATGACCTATTAAAGGATGATCTTAGTGAAGATGATGATACATCTACAGCAGGTGGAAAAAGAGATGCTAAGACTGGAAGACCAGGAGGAGCAGTAGAACTTACAAAAAAACTTATAGAGAAAAAATTAATAGTTCCATTTGATGATGGAAAAGCTATTGAAGATTACACTATAAAAGATTTTGAAGAGTTACTTGAAGCCAATATTACTGATAGAGAAAATCAGATCCGTGCTAATACCCCCCTTGAGTTTTTTGACTCACTTCCTGAAGAACTACAAGTAGCTGCCAAGTATCATGCTGATGGTGGTAAAGATATGAAAGGATTATTCCGTGTTTTATCTGAAGTAGAAGAAACCCGTGCACTAGATCCAGATGAACCTAAAGATCAAGAAGCTATTGTAAGACAATACTTAAGAGCTACTAGATTTGGTACTGAAGAAGATATTGATGAAGAGATCACAGATTGGAAAGATCAAAATAAACTTGGAGAGAAATCTTTAAAGTTTAAACCAAAGTTGGATGCAATGCAAGAACAAGTAGTTGCTCAAAAGTTAGCTGCTCAAGAAACATTATCTAAACAACAAGCTGCTGCATCTCAAAATTACATGAACAGTGTTTTTGAAACTTTGAAACCGGCAGAATTAAATGGAGTAAAACTTGATAAGAAAGTGCAAGGTATGCTATATACAGGATTAGTTCAAGCTAATTATCCTTCTATGTCAGGAAAGCCTACAAATCTTTTGGGCCATCTCCTGGAGAAATATCAAGTAGTAGAACCAAACCATGGCTTAATAGCTGAAGCACTTTGGTTATTAGCTGATCCAGATGGATACAGAGATAAGATCCGTGAAGTAGGTAAAACTGCTGCTGTAGAAAAAACAGTAAGATCTTTAAAAACTGCTGAACAACAAAAGATTGCTTCTTCACCAATAGTAGAAGAAGAAAAAGTAAAACAAAGAACCATTGCTAGAAACAATGATAATTTTTTCAAGAGATAATAAACAATTAATTAATATAAACTAAAAACAAAAACAATGAGTACACCGGTATTAAATAATGGTATATTCCTTCGGGATACAAATTACCAAGCATCTTCCCATATTGATTCTTATCACTTGGTTAACATGCTGAAAAACGCTGAACCAATGGATTTAGGTCCTGTGGATCTTTGGGCTATGGCTCAAAAAGTTGAAATGCCTCTTTATCAGTTATCATCTTTTGGTGGTAAAAATGTTATCAATGTTGATAATGCAAGGGGAGAATACAAATGGCAGACTCCAGTAGTTCAGGATCTACCTTACATTGTTGAAGATATTGAACCAAACAACCTTACAAAAGGTGTTGATGGATCTACCTTCAAATTGAAATTAAACAAACGCGAGTTTGGTCATGGTGATATCATCACTTATGATAAGTATAATGGTGTGGAGCTGTACATTACTGTTGATGACATTCTTCCAATGGGTGATGGTTTCATCTACACTGTTCAGTTAGTGAACAATGACAATTACAAATATTTGGATAACAAGTATTTGACTTGTGGAACTAAAGTTTTCCGTAAAGGTTCTGCTCGTGGAGAGTATGGAGAAAGATTCTCTGACATCCAAACTAAAACAGGTTTCCGTGAATTTTACAATTATGTAGGTGGTGCTGAGGCTCATGTGCATTATTCTATTTCATCTCGCGCTGATCTTATGATCAAAGGTGGTTTGAATTCAGATGGTACAATCCCGGTTACTGAAATCTGGAGAACATTTGATAAAAATATTGATCCTTCAGTTACTTCTTTGGAGAACATGGTAACTGTAATGGGTAAAGACTATGTAAAGAAAGCTATGAACAATGGTAATCTTTCTCGTACATTTTTAACCACTATGGAAGCTGCTCACCTTGGAAAGGTTGCAACAGATATCGAGACCTACTTAATGTGGGGTCATGGTGGAAGGATTAAGCAAGATGGTCCGGATGATATGAGATTATCAGTTGGTCTTTGGAGACAACTAGATAACTCTTTCAAACGAGTTTACAACAAATCAGGATTTACTCTTGACTTGTTTAAATCTGAGATCTTCAACTTCTACGCAGGTAAGGTTGAATTCCAAGGACCAGATCCTAAGCGTTCACTAGTAGTTCAAACCGGTATTGGTGGAATGAAGTTGGTGAATGAGGCTATTAAGAGAGAAGCAGTTAACTCAGGTTTAGTTATCAATGCATCTCAGATCGGAGCTATCTCAGGTCAAGGTATGGATTTAAACTTCGGTTTTGCATACACTAGCTTCGTGATTCCTTTCTTAGCAAATGTTAAGTTTGTATTGAATCCAGCATTCGATAACTTACATACTAATGATATTGAAAATCCTATCATTGATGGCCGTCCATTATCTTCTTACAGTTTTGTAATTTTTGATGTGACTGATCATGGAAATGATAACATCTTCTTATTGAAATTATCTTGGGATAACCAATTGAAATGGTTCTACCAAAATGGTACAATGGATTATATGGGACGTACTCAAGGCTTCCAGTCTTCAGGACAGTTCAATGGTTACCGTGTTATGATGACACAAACAATGCCGGCTATTTGGGTTAAAGATCCAACCAAGGTGTTGAAAATTGTAATGAGAAACCCTATCACTGGTGGATCATTCTAAATAACTTCAGGAGTGAAGGGGGCTTCGGCCTCCTTTCTTCTGTTTTTTTATTAACCCTATAATCTTAAATAAGATGCCTCTTAATAGAATAGTAAATAGTGTTGCCAATGCAAGAAAATTTATTCTTGGTGGATTTGGCAATAATGCATTAGCAAGACTTTCAGATGTCAATGCTATTGTAGATCAAATTAATAATCTTGATGCATATAGAAATGTACATTTTGAATTAACCTCAAGTAACAATGGAGTCACAATGAGATCACTTATTAGTGGTTCAGGAATAGTTGGATGTAGTGGTTGTGATTGTACAGTGGTGGGTGGTTGCGATGCAGACTGTCAAGATGGAGATACTTGTGGTAAAAAGAATGCTGCCTATTTAGTAATTACAGGAGTAACTCAATTAGCTCTTGGAGTATATGAGTTAACACTTAATCCAAACATGCCTTTTATGGCAAACCCAAGAACATATGGAATGTTTGTATCTCAACTTGAGAATATTACTCATCAAGTACAAGTAAGTAAAATTTACAATACAAATAAGATCAAGGTTGAAACCTTTATTGCAGGAATTCCGTCAGGACTTGTATTGCGAAATACACCATTTATCTTCAATATTTATCCGCAAAAGAAAAGTGATTTATATTGCAATGTTTGCTAAAAACATGAT